AGGGATGGCATGTCGTCGGACCAGACGTGATCACTGGAGATCGCGGATGGGGAGTCAGCGATGACGACGGCTGCTATCGAGGCACTCCTCGCGTGGACGGCTGGGCGATCGAGGAGTTTGATCGCATCGAGTCATTCATACCGTGTTGGCGAAGCGGCGGCGGGGAGTGGTGTACTCTCGACCGCGACGAACTGGAGACATCTCTAGAGCGAGCGGCCAATGGCGTAGACCACGGGTCCGAGCCCACGTGGGAGGACGTGGAGCGGGGAGATATGGACGACGCGGATGATGCAGTGTACATCGTCCGAGACGGCGCTGTCGTGCGCCTCGATATCGTCACTGGCGGAGTGGCGTCTGTATTAGACAGCTACACCGACGATGTGCGACACTACGCCACGGCGTGGTCCCACTCTGAGAGTGGTGATGTGTACGAGTCTCGCATGGATGTCATAGACGACATACAGAGCGAGAGCGATACCGGACGCATCTACGCTGACGAGAGCGTAGCGCGTGCGGCGCTAGTAGCGCTGTGCTCAGATACTCATGGCGAGCCTGAGATGTCGCACGGATGCGACGATGAGGGATTTTTCCTCGCGTCGTCGGACGACGAGCGCTATCATCCTACCTCGGATGAGCTAGCCGAGGTGTATCGAAGCGGGTGGTCAGCGATCGCAGACGTAGTCGCTGACGCGCTCGGGAGGCGTGCGGCGCGCGCGCTATTGCGCGAGTGGCAGCGCGAAATGGATGCGATCATATCGGAGCGCGACCCGTTCGTTGGGGTGGATGATTCGGTGGCTGCTGGCAATTGCCGTCAAGGCACCAGCGTATTTCGCGAGCGCATCGAGCGTCATCTGCATCTGCAGTCTGGCTGCATCGGCGCAGTGCGAGCCAGCGTCATATTGTCTCTGCGCGATGACGCGTACACACGGAGAGCCTGCCGCCAGGCAGCTCGCAGGCTGGCCGAGTAGTTCACTCCGTCGTCGCGTGTGAGCCCGAGCGCGACGGTGAGGCCGAATCGGGCTCGCTGGGTGCGGGCGTATCGCATTAGACCGCTGGCCAGCGGGGCGCGTGGGAATAAATCACATGTAGAGGTGAAAAAAAAAATGGATAGCTCACAACGGGAGCTATACCTGCTGATCATGGTGAGGCTTTATATGGGATTTATTCCCGATGGGGCAGGTATGGCATTTATCGAGAGGATGCGTGCGAGATATGTGTCTGGCACGGCAAGGCTAGACAAAATGGCGAGGAAATTAGTGGGGTCGAGATAATAGAGAAGTTCATTGGGGGTATCGTATGAATCTAATTACTAGGAGATCCTTCGCGGGCGCACTATCCAGCATGTTTGCTGGCGCTGGCGTCGCGGCAGAGGTCGTGCATGCACTCACGGAGCGAACGATGGCGGGCGACGTCGCCACGCTAGTCAAGTGCATCGACCTGTTTGGCGCGCAGGCTGTAGCAGAGCTCATCATGGAGACGCCGGGTGATGTCGATCCGGCCGCTATTTTGCGAAAGGCCAACCGCCAACGCAACAAGCGGCGACGACACGAGGCAGCGGCGCGGAGGCGCGAAGCACACGCTGGGACGGAGGTGCTGTATCGTGGACCGCTGAGAGTAGCGCAGACTATGGACGGACGCGAGGTGCGGTCATCCGTGACCCGCCGTCGCGTGTGGGTGGGAAATACCGATCGAGAGTACGTCATCCGTGGAATTGGCGTACCGCGAGACGCGCGGAAGGCCATTGTCGACATAAACGTCGAACGCGATGGGTCTATCGTCCGCGATGTAGAGACGGTGGAAGTACGCAACGTGACCGTTCCGCGGGGGTCCCGCGTGCTGATCGATATGCGGCATGGGATGCGGCATGAGGTGTGGGCGTGCGAGCTGGTGAGGACTCGCGCTGGCCACGTCCGGCTGCATCTCTGGCAGGGTGCGACGGGACGCACCCTGGATGAAACCACTCCATCGCTCGCAGGTGGCGTAGTGTATGTGACGAGCGAGACGCGCAGGGTCGGGTTGCTGGGCCTACCTCTCGAGGAGAAATCGTGATGCAAATCTCAAAGCGCGCTGATGGGCGCGGGCATTGGCCTAAGGGCAAGCCGCGCCGCCGTCGCGGCGTCGATGCATCAGCGTTCATCCGTGCCCTGCGGAAGGAGTTCGGCCTGTCGAGACTAGCGGAGGCAGCCGGATGCCACCACTGCACGGTGCGTCAGTGGATGGAAGGTCGCGACTGGCCTACGCTGGAGCGGCTGGAGACGATAGTTGATCGTCTCTTTCCCGTGGTCCTTCGCAGCGGGTCGCTGCCGATCAAGGGGTGTGTGTTGTATTTGGGCGTGGGGCAGTACACGCGCCAAAGCAGTAGAGGAGGAGAAGCCGATGGGCGTGGGGACGACTGAAATTCTAATCGTATGCGGAGTGTTCGTGCTGTTATTTGGCAGCACGCAATTGCCAAAATTAGCCCGATCGATTGGGCAAAGTATCGTGGAACTCCGAAAAGGAATTAGTGGTGAGGAGGAAACAAATGACTAACGGCGATGGAGCGCAGATCGGGGCGAGGGAGCATGCATTTGCGATTGCGCAGAGGTGAAGGTGAATAATAATTTTAACAAGATATCATCTACTCGCAGCGTGTGATTGGGCCGAGAGTAACGAGCCGCTGCATGGCCGTGTGTACCGACAGAACCAGTGGGATTGCGGGACCGCGTGTTCATTGCACGGCGCCGCGCATCTGATCGCGACTGGTCATCCTGCCGTCGAAGGGCCAACCTCCGACGACTACAGAGATTTGCCAGATCACGTACGCGATGGCGTGCTGTCTGTGCTGTATTCGCCAGGTGGTACGCCCGATTTACTCAGGCGCGTGCTCGATAGACGTATTCGTATTGGCGCGGATGTCGAGCTGCGCAACGGGGCCAGAATTATTGATGGGGCTGTCATCGGCTCGCGAACATGGATCGGGCCGAGGGTATGTATCGAAGCGGGAGTATGGATTGAAGATGAATCGAAGATTGGCGAAGGAGTGCAGATCGGCGAGGCAGCACGTATACGATTGCGCGTACAGCTCACTGCAAGAGTCAATGTTGGAGACAAGGCATTGATCGGCGACGACGCTTTCGTCGGCGAAGGCGCGCAAATTGGCCAGTGCGCTGTGATTGGCGATGGGGCAGAGATCGGCGCCAGATCAATGATCGGCGTGGGATCAATGATCGGCAATGGCGCAGTGATCGGCTACGGATCTGCGATTGGCAATGTGGTATTGATCCGCGCGCGGGCAGTGATCGGCAGGATGGCAAAGGTTGGCTCGCTGGCAGTGATCGGCAGTGGCGCATTGATCGGCGAGGGAGCAGTGATCGGCGATGGATCGCAGATCGGCGCGGGGGCGATTGTCGGCAAGCGAGAAAGGGTACGATAGCTGTTATTCGCAAGCTCGCAGACATCGGCGGTGATCTGTGCGAGTGGGACATGGGGATATAAATGACTAATTATCACGAGGACACATCATCGGTATCTAGGACTATGCTAAATGTATTTTGTGATAGTCCGAAAATGTATTATCATAATTTCATATCGCGCGACATCCCGCGCCGTGCGTCAACGACTCGAATGGCCGTGGGGACGGTGGCGCATGCGGTAATCTGCGAGGACAAGTCGCTGGAGGAATTGGTCGCGGAATATCCAGACGACTGTTACACTCAGGCAGAGATTCCCACATTACATGCAGTGCGCGCTGCTAGATTTCGTGAAGAAAACGCTGGCCGTGTGGTGCTCAAACACACTGAGGCGCAGAAGCTGAGGGAATGTATCGAGACGATTTTGGGGCACAGTGTGATATTGTCTCTTCGCAGCGCGAAGATAAAAGAGCAGAGATACGACGCCGTCGTGTGCGACGTGAGATGCAGGGCGAGGCCTGATATAGTGCTAGAGGACGAGCTGGTCGACCTGAAGTTTGGCGAGTGTATCGATCCAGTGTCGTTTGCGCGATTGGCAAAGAACCTGAGATATTGGCTGCAAGACGCGCACTACAGCGCTGTGGTAGGGACACGATCATTTCGATTTATCGCAGTCGAGACAGAGAGACCGTACCGAGTGCAAGAGTATTGGTATTCGGAAGAATCGCGAGCTGCGGCGCGACGATGGCACGCGAACAAGTTGGCCGAGCTGCGGCGCGCATACGATACTGGTGACTGGTCTGATCGATGGTGCTCAGAGATAACGGCCTGGATTCCAGAGAGCAATGAAATATGGTTGGGGTAATTTATGACAGAATTTACAAATCAACAATTTTTGCGCGCTGAAGACATGTTGATTGAAGGCGCGTACAAGAGCCGGACTCTAAAAATTGTGGATGTCCTAAGCCTTGTACCGCTTACTCGGCGACTTGAGCCCTACTCAGGATATGCGCTAGTGTTTGAGAATTGCTGCAAGGTCCTGGGGCTGGGATTGACGAATGAGCAAGTGATAAAAATTGTGGCCGGTGATGCTAGGCCGCAAAAGTGGATCGGGGTGACCGTGACAATCGAGGTACGTCGAGTGCGTGGGAAACATCGTGGCGAGAGTCAGCCCGCGATTCGAATTATTCCAGTTGCTGGGACTGTTCTGCGATCGGGTCTTATTCGAGAACTGGGTGAATCCTGGTGACAACGAGGAGGAATAGCCATGAGTCATATCAGTGAGATTAGCGCATTAGCAACACGGGCTAACGAATGTGCGGCATTAGCGCAATCGTCTGCTATGTCTGCCGTGGAGCATGCGATCGAAGCGGGACACGCGCTAATCCGCGCGAAGGAACTCTGTGGACATGGCAGATGGACGACATGGCTAGAGCAAAATTTTCGCTATAGCGCGCGGACGGCTGCCGCGTTTATGTTGATCGCAAGACAGGGCAATCCACGAGTTCAGTCGATTCGCGAATGTCTAGCCCAGATTGTGGAATTACCCGCTCAATTGGAGCATATAGAACCCTCCTATGCCGATGACGAATCGGGTGAGGAATGCGAAAACTCCAGCAAATTTGATACATCTACCACCACACTGGAGGATTTCGGGACACTCTCAAATCGGAAGCGCGCTTCCGATTTGAGCGGGGTGCCAGATGGACCAGACGAGGGGCCGGAGAAACTGGCTGCGGCGATCAATGGCGCGGCGACGATATGCGATCGACTGATCGACGTGCTGCAAAAGCTGTCGGAGAAGTCGGGCGGCGAGTGGATCGACGTGGCGTTTATCGTGGGCGAATTGCGCACGATAAAATCACATATTCGAGGCTCGGTGTATGCGCGAAAATGCTGCGACGCCGGGTGCAAGAAATGTAGAAAGACAGGATGGATTCCAAAATCAAGGGCGAAGTGAGAATGAATTTGCTCTGGGAAGACGATATCGAGCTATCGGAAGAAAAGATAGCTGAGGTAGCAGCGCAGCAGATAGTGATTCGCGACTACCAGCAAGAAGCGGTCGCGAGCGTATTTGATGAGTGGTCCCGGGTGCGATCTACCCTGCTTTGCTTGCCCACGGGGACGGGCAAAAGTGTATGCTTTTCCGAAATTATGAAGCAATGGAATGGCGAAAGGATGATGCTGATTGCGCACCGAAAAGAGCTAATCTACCAGGCCGTCGGACATGCTACGCGAGCCGGTCTATCGTGCGGGATCGAGATGGCGCATCGCTACGCCAAGCCGACCGATCGCGTGGTTGTGTCATCGATTCAGACGCTGATTTCTAGGTATCGATGCCGAGCCTGTCGCGGTGATGATTGCGAAGTCTGCGGCGGCAGCGGTAAGGTGAAGCGATTCACTCGATTTAATCGTGACGAATTTGGCCTCGTCGTCATCGACGAAGGTCATCACGCTACCGCCAAATCCTATCGATCTGTTCTCGCTTGGTTTGATCGGTGTAAGCATCTTTTGGTCACGGCGACCCCAAAACGAACGGATAAGGTCGGGCTGCATAATGTATGCGACTCGACAGCGTATTCCATGACGCTACGTCAGGCGATTGATCTTGGTTGGCTGGTCCCTGTCCGGCAAAGATATGTCACCGTGAAAGGACTTGACCTAGAGTCTGTGAGCATCGTGGGAGGTGACCTAGACGATGGCGAACGTGAGCGGGCGTATCTAGGAGATAGCGACGAACGCGAGGATAGCCTGTTGCATGGTGTCGCGAAACCGTTCCTGGCTGAACTGAAATCAGAGCAAGGTATCATCTTTGCGTCTGGACAAGAGCACGCGAAAAAGCTCACAGCGGCACTGAATTCTTATCCAGGAGTCTATGCGGCGTGCGTGCTCGACGACACTCTACCAGCAGATCGAGAGCGAATTGTAGACGAGTTTCGGCGCGGAACAATTCGCATACTAGTTAATTGCATGGTATTTGCTGAGGGTTTCGATGCGCCGGCAACAAGCGTGATAGGTAATTGCCGACCGACCAAAAGTCAGACGATTTTGGCACAATTCATCGGTCGCGGTACAAGGCCTCTGCCGGGTGTGGTCGATGGTCCACTGACGCCCGAAGAACGCAAGCAGGCTATCGCAAATAGCGCGAAGCCACGCTGCCTAGTGCTCGATTTTGTCGGGGCAACGGGTCGGCTGAGGCTGGCCACAACTGTGGATTTACTTGCGGGCGACGATGTAGATCCGATCGATTTAGAGGAGGCTGTGAGGGTCTCGCGAGAAGAAGGGGATGTAGATCCTGTGGAAGCGCTCGAGCGCGCGAAAGCTGCGAGAAAAGAGAGAGAGCGCGCGAAAGAAGCAGAGAAATTGCTTGTCACAAAGCGGCGAGCAGCATCTATTGAGTACAGCGCGGACGAGGTGGATGACACGGAATTTGAATCATATCATCAAACAATCAGGCGTGATTCAATTACGCGCGGCCAACTAAATCTACTCGTGCGACGCCTTGGCTATAATGCGTCGAAGATCAAGCACTTGTCAAAAAAAGCAGCCAGCCGCGAGATCACTAAGGCGCTAGCGATCGCGCGTGGCAAGGCAAAAAAATCATATCAGGATAGGTTTCAGACCGCGCAGACGATGGGCGATCTGCATTGCATCGGCGGGCAGATTAAGCGCGCGATCGAGTACGGAGATGTGGTAATGAAGGATGCCGGGTTGCAGCAACAACTGCGAGAGTCGTTTCGTAAACGCGCGAAAGAATTGAGGGGCTCATGAGTGTATATGTAAGATGGTTAATTCGAAAAGATCTGCCCAATGTGATGGAGATCGAGAACGAGAGCTTTCGGTCACCGCTAGATCGAGAGGACCTTATGCAAGTACTGAAAGGCCGAACGGTGATTGGTATGGTTGCGGCGGATGAGGAAGAAAACGTCGTTGGATTTATGATCTATGAGCTGAGAACGAGGGGAATATATCTCATAGATGTTGCCGTAGCTAAGGCACATCGACGGCGCGGCGTGGGTAGAGCGATGATGGACAAGCTCATTGCAAAACTTGACGCGCGAAGGCCGAGACTTTGCGTATCCGTTGACGAATACAGTCTGGATGCGCAGTTGTTTTTCCGGTCGATGGGCTTTCGGTTTAAGAAAATTTTGCATGGATTTTATGGTGAGTCTGATGCGTATTTGATGGAGGTGGACAGTGAGCGACAGGCGAATCAAGCTGTTTGAAACGAGGTTTCGCGCAATGAGTATTCGCGCTGTGTTTAACTGTCGCACGGGCCTAGCTCCTCTGTTTCAGCGACTAGTCAGGCTAAGCGAGTCGGACGACGAGGGAATCTGTACGTGTTTCACCTGCGGATATCGGAATAATTATGGCGTATTCCACGGCGGGCATTACGTCCCAAGAACCAATCTTGCCACGATTTTGATGCGAGAAAATTGCCACGCGCAATGTGTACGATGCAATCACTTTCTCGCCGGGAATCTGGGTGCGTATCGAACAGAAATGATCAAGGCGTATGGCTGGGATCGCGTGAACGAGATCGAGAATCTGCGCCTTCCGCCTAATCACGTGTGGGATTTGCACGAGTTGGCCGCCACCAAGGTCAGGCTTCTTGAAGATATTAAGATCCAGGAAAAACGGCTAGGGATATGAATTAGAACACAAAGGGGAGGTCTGATGATTGCTGAATTACCGCTGGTGCTGGAAATTATTCGATCGTGTCCGGATGCGGAGATGGACGCATTAGGGAAGCGAATTGCAAGATCGATCGCGCGCGACAAGTGGGATGAGGAATCAATCAATCGTGCGAGGATAGCGTGGAAGCTGAGACGGGAGAGGTCGAATGACTCGCAAACGTGAGCTATCCTTACTGCTGGCAGGCGCGCTACTAGTGAAATCGACGCGCGCTGAGGTTCTTGCAAAATTGTGCGATGGTCTGGATGATGATCTTGCGCCTATCGTGTCCGCCCTCCGCGCTGGGAGCAGCGAGCCCTATCGAGAATGGCTGAAAAAGCGTGGCGTACATGTGGGTCAGGATGCGATTTCAGCGATCGCCGAGGCACTTCTTAGCGAGAAGCTCATGGAGAAATTAAACGCACAAATTGGTGAGCTGAAATTCGCCGGTCTGGTCGAGGACAGGGACACGTTCCGCCAGCGGCTTGAATCGATTTTGGAATCTATAAAATGACAATTCGTCTTGATTACGCCATGGTATTGACGATATAATGGCAACATGAAAAACGTCTCTACATCGTTCGTAGCTGAGTATTTCCACGTCTCGCGCAGAACGATTGCGCGCGCGGCAAAGCGCGCCAAACTGGAAAGAATGGTAGGAAAATCCTTGGTTTTCCTATGGCCTCAGGATCGTGAGGCGTTGAGCAAATTCGTGATCGGTCGCGTGGGTAACCCTAACTTTGGAGCGAAGAAGACACAGCACATCAACAGTCACTAGACGCATAGCGTCACGACGAAAGGTTACACGATTCCATTCGAATCGTTGCAACGGTTGCAGTACCTACACCTTGAGCGGGGACAAAGCTGCAACGCCAAATCTGACAGCCAGCGGGAAAGCCGTACGCCAGCGGATCGATCGTAGATCCGAGAAATGTCAGTGCCGAGGAGCGATTCGATTCGCGATGCAGGGCTTTGTACTGCGGTGGGGGTGGGGGGGGCTGCGCGCAGACGTTCACGATTCCCTGATGCGGTGACGATTTGGTTAGCTAGTCACGAGTCCCTTTTAGTTGCTTGTATTATCTCTTGGTACGTGCTGACGAAAGAGGATGTCAAATCGTTGATGTCCGCAGCCTCAAACCCCTTGGCCTTTTCTTCAATCAGTTGCTCAAATACATTCTTGTAAATTAGATAGACTGCTGCTTGGAAATTACTGTTTTCCAAGAGTAGCGAAAGTGGCAATATCATATTTTTCTTCGCGTGTTCTTCGCGTTGATCTTCTGGCAGTGAAGCCGTCAGTCGAGACATGTCGCGAGCGTTCAGGAATGACACGACGATAGTAGTGCATTGTGAAAACGCTTGGTCAGTCGATGTGTCGATCCAAACAGTCATCTTGTTTAGCTCAGGGTTTAGCCAAAACAATGTTCCATCGATTCTCTGAACACGGCAATGAAGTGTGATGCCACGTTCCTCTGGCTTGAGCAATGTCTCTATGATAGCGCTAATCGCAGCTGCGCCAGCCTGTTTGGTAATCTCTTCGTCGCCGGTCAGTGAGTTCCAACACTCATCGGAGTTGCGCCAAATGTGCGATTGACTACCAATGGGATGATAGCCCGCGATGAAAACGACCTCTGCCTCAATGTGTGGTTCTTTGTGCACGATTACAGGTACGTTCACATAGCGATTATTGGAGTCGAGAAATGGTCGCGATCCTTGCTCGGTATACTTTTCAAGTGCAATGTTGATATGAGCCAATACGGCCTTTGCGGTAATTGTGTTCATGTGAGGAATCCAAATGTTCGAAGGGTGTCGTAGGCTTTTTGTATCATGTTTTGCTCGGTAGTAGTATATGTTGCTCCAGCCGTTGCAGCACCGCCAAGTTGCCTGAGCGCGGGTGCCGCGCCAAGGACGCTAAACTTGCCACCATCCGTTGACGTTTCTGATCGTGTGATTTCTTGCCATAGGCTGAGACCAGAATTGTACACTTCCTCAACAATCGTACCGGCAGCGATGTTCCGATAGCGTACATTGTTTTCAATCTCAATATCGTTAAACGCTGTTAGCTTTCTTGTGGATTGATGAATTTTCAACAGTGCCTGACCGGAATTGACGTTGCCGATCGCAAACGTATCTCCGTTTGCATCTCCTAGTCCAAACCAGCTCATTCCTGGGCGACGAATTTGAAACGCGTAAAAGCTTGTCCCGGTAACCTGGGTGTGACCGGAATCGGGCTCTATGTTGTATCGTCCATAGATGTCAGTGTAGGCGCATGTCTTCAGGCCATTGGCGTTGTACACGTTGAGATAACCAGCGTCGTTTATTTCTACCAGGCTCGAAGCGATAAGCTTGCCTGTAGAATCTGAAAATCGAGCGATACGATTGATAATCGATTCGTTTGGTCCACGGACGTATGGCGAAAGATCCGGGCTAGATGCTGTGGCCGTGGAAAGTTGTCCCGTCTCGTCTACAGTCAGAAACTCTTCTGACGGTGGATAGGTTGCCAGGCCACGAAGTTTTCGTCCGCCGATGATTTTGGATGCATTGCTTATCATGTGAGTATTATAGCGTTCGAGAATAAAATCGTGTATAATTGCCTTGTCAATAAAGGAAGCTTATGCATGGCATATAATTGCATCGTTCGCTGGTTTGGCGGCAAGGCGCGTTTGGCCAAGAAAATCATCCCGATAATCCCTGTATCTCGTTGTTACGTTGAGCCGTTTGGTGGCGCGGCGTCGATACTGTGCAGCATGGAGCGCCGCGAAGTTGAGGTCTACAACGATTTGGATGACCGCTTGGTGAATTTGTTCCGCGTGCTCCAGGTACCACGGCAGGCTGCGGCGCTAAAGCGTCGATTGCAAGCTACGCCTTACGCTCGCAGTGAGTTTGCGCGAGCGCTGCAAGAGATTAAGTCGAGTAGCCCTGTTGGAAAAGCGTGGGCCATGTTTGTTCTCTACAATTTGGGCTTCAGCGGTAAGGCCGACACCATGGGAGATTGGAGAATTGCAAAGTCAAACAACGTAGCTCGAACATTTGCCAATCGAGTTGATCGGCTGGATTGGTATGTCGAGCGATTTCGCCATGTGACCATAGACAATCGACCCGCGCTAAAGGTGCTGGATGTATATGACAGTCAAGACACGGTTTTTTACTGCGATCCTCCGTACATTCCCGAAACACGAAAGAGCGGTGGGTATCGATGCGAGATGGATACAGCGGACCACGAAGATCTAATCAAGAAGCTGCTAACGGTAAAAGGGCGCGTCGTCCTTTCTGGATATGATAGTCCTCGTTATAGACCACTGGTCAACGCTGGCTGGAAAACTCGTAGATTCGCGACTAGATGTATTGCGATGAACAATAAAGTTACTGCGGACAGAAATCGGAAGGAATGCCTGTGGATCTCTCCAGATTGAAATCCACAGAATTTGTGTGCGAGAAATAAATCGTGTATAATCTCATCGTATGATACTTGTTTTACATCGTCCCGATCTGTCTGGAGAAGCGTTATCGCTCAAGGTCTGGACACTGAGCGGAAGTCTTGTCAATGCGAGCGGCGATGCGTTTACTGAAACTCCGGCAAACAGCGGACGATTTGAAGCCAACGTCGCGGAGCCGCTACTTGATATGGAATACCGATGCGACATAGAGATAGATAGCGAAGTCGAGGTGTTCGGGCCATTGTTCCCTATGGTCAGCAATGTGATAGGGTACTCGCCGCTTCCGCCTGCCGCGCTAGCTGGTCCGTACGTCCTCACAATCGCTGTGACAGATATGTCGAATCAAGCGATTGAAGGCGCGTTTGTGCGCGTGTATAGAGCTGGCGAAACGGAAACGAAGACAACCAATAGCGGCGGGATCGTGTCGTACACTGTAGTTCCGGCGACGTGGGGTGTAAGTGTCAAGGCGAATGGATATGCGGGAAAAACGGTGATCGTGGCGGTCTCTGGGGATATGTCAACCACGATCGAGCTAGAGCCTCTGCCTGTCACTCCACCTCCTAGCGCAGATGCAACTGTCGTCACAGTCCAGTTGGTCAGTGGATCGCTCGAGTCTGTTGCTGGCGCGAAAGTGCGAGTGCGACCAAAGCGCATAGCCGTCGTTGGTGAAGCCATATCCCTGTCTACGGTGCCAGGCGAAGGAGTGACAGACGCAAGCGGTCGATGTGACGTGATTGTTCCGAGGCTATCCTCGATTGATAACACGTCTACAATTTGGATAGTAGATGCGCAACTAGGCGGGAGATTTATTCTTGATCCCACAGAGTTTGAGCTAACTAATGACGCTACTACATACCTTGCGATATTGTTGACATGATTTCACAAATCAATGACATGCGCGAAATGGCTCTACAAGCGATGGCGTCAGGCGACTATGTCCGTGCGCTGGACTACGCCGAACGTGCGCAATTTCTCATTGCTACGATGCCGTCAAGAAGCAGTTTAGATGATGAGGAAATAGAATGGAATGCCGAAGCGGTGGATAAAGTTGTGGTCATGCTAAAGAAAAAAGTAGCAGAGTTGCGCGCGGACTCGGCGGAAAGTGCGGACGGTATACTATTCTCCTTGCCTGGACGGTTTGTCAGATGAGCGAGTTGTGCTTTTCTCAAATGATAGGCGTTGATGATATCGTCGAGCGAGCTTGGGACGATCGCTCGCGATGGCACGTCCGCGCGTTTGAGAGCGCCGAGTACGATCCTCTCACCGCGAGCCGCTGGTCGCGCGTCGTTGGTGAGACCACGATCAACGAAGAAATCGAGGCAAGCCAAAGTATTTCCAGGGCCAAAGCTGTTTATGAAGGAAGAAATTCTTCTCTAGTGCGCGGGGTTATTCACTCGCATTCTATCGCGGTCGTTGGTGCCGAGGGTCCGACGTTAGATTTGCAGTGTACGATTGATTCGGACGATCATGAGGAATGGTGTATAGCTGCGGAAAAAGTGTGGAATGATTTTAGCGGATGCGGGTCAGATATTTATGGAATTTCGAGATGCGAAGCATCAGGTAAATTGCATTTTGCCGATCTGCTCCAGCAATGGATAGGGTTGCTGTGGACGTGTGGCGAAGCACTAGGGGTAAAGGTCGAGGATCCTGACCGCCCTGCGGATGACCCGATCGGATGGCGGATAATGAATATCAATCCGTCTCGTTTGTACAGCCCGCCGAATTGGTCGAGAGTAGGAAGACTTGGCGTGCGCACAAATGTGATCGGTCGTCCTACGGGCTATTGGATTGGCGATGGTAATAGTGGCGGGCGCGAGATTTCGTCCGATAGAATTTATCATTTATTTCTGGAGACGGAGCCCGAGCAGCTGAGGGGAGTGCCGCTTATCAACACGTGTCTGAACACGGCGGCGGACATCAGGGATTACGATGCAGAAGTTCTCGCGGCAGCTAGGGCCGCAGCGGCGCTTAGCATGTTCGCGTATACGACCGATCCCGAAGCCGAATACAAAGAGCCGCCAAAAGACGATCGATCGGTAAGTTATCGACGGGGACAGCTGAACTATCTACGCCCGAAGTGGCAATTGGCAAGCAATCCAGCTACTCAGCCTAGCGCGAGCTATCGAGACCATCGTCATGAGAGGATGCCAGAACTCGGTAGACCGGTGTCAATGCCAGGGCTGATCGTGCGGCAGGACGCCAGCGGGCACAATTATAGCTCAGCGCGATTTGACTACGCGCAGTATTGCTTGGCCATCGAGGTATTCCAGCGGTGGCTAACGCGGCGATGCGTAGAGCGGCTGCGAAGGGAAGTGACGGCAACGGCGATTCTGTCGGGTGTATTGCCGCGCCAGCCGCCTGGCGTGATTGCCATTTGGACGTGGCCTCAGCCGCAGCCGATCGACGAACTAAAGAACGCTGAGGCGGAAGCGATCCAGTTAGACACGGGGACGATTAGCTTTTCGGAAGCGTGCAAGCGTCGAGGGACGACGGCTGAGCGAGTGGCGCTACAGCGTCGGCGTGACTCTCGATTGCTGAAAAAACATGGTCTAAGGAGTGTAGAACGTGAAGATGAATAGACGAAAAAGTGATTTAAGCTACACGCGGAAAATGTCATTTTCCCCGACCTCGCTGAATGAAGCGGAAGGCACGATTGAGGCTGTAATATGTACAGAATCACCCGTAAGGAAAAGATTTGGATTTGACGAAATTCTGCTTGTCAGCGGGGCAAGCACGGGAGACCAAGTTCCGTTGCTGTTTGACCACATTCGAAATAGTTCATCAGTCATTGGATCTGCCCGGGGATTTCACATCGAAAATGATAAGCTAATTTCGCAACTCTGGTTTGACACCGAGTTGGGAAAAGAGGCGGAAAGCGTTTGGCAGCGCGTAAAAAGAAGCCATATTCGCAAGTTTTCCATAGGATATACATACTCAGAATCTGACTATGTCACGATTAGCCCACATTCGACCAGGACAATTGTCGGCAAATCATTCACGGCGTCCGATCGCCCGTTGCGTGTTGTTTTTAAATGGGTCTTGGACGAAGTATCTACGGTGGTGATCCCCGCTGACCACAATGCTCAAGCTCGAAAAAAAGAGGCTAGACAACGTCAAGAAAAAATGGATAATAAAAGGACGAGGAGACAATCAATGGCAAGAAAATCTGAAACGGTTGCGCAAGAGAGCAATGATCAAGCCAAGACGTCCGAGCACGGATTGAGGTCACAGGAGCAAGTCGCGGATCATAGATCACATCAAGTCGCGGATCATAGATCACATCAAGTCGCGGATCATAGATCACATCAAGTCGCGGATCACAGTAATGATCAAGTCGCGGATCATAGATCACAAGATGTAGAACAAGACGCGCGTAACGGAGCGGCGCGGGAGCGGCGGCGACAGCAAGCGATACGCGAGCTAGCCGACCTAGCGGGGCCATGCGTTGCAGAATCTATGATCCGCCAAGCGTGCGATGAGGGCTGGGAAGAATCGCGGGCGCGGCATGTATTTGCGGGATTAGCTGCAGGATCTCGACGAGAGTCGCCCGGACCCCAAGCGCCGGCGGGACATACTCGCAACGGTTCGCAGCATGTCACGCAACGCGCAGTAATGATCGCCCTCGGAATTCGTCACGGTGTGCGATTCGATTCGCCAGTTTTTTGCGAGAGCGGCGTCAGGCAGTCTCTGACGTATGGTAATCGCGGGGCATGGATTCCGCCTCTTGCTGCCGACCTATCGTCGCGCGGGATTCCCAGCGATGACGCGCTGGCGCGAGAATTCGAGCGCGGCTCGGCGATGGCATCTCTGAGCAATCGAGAGCTGACGCGGATGTATCTTGAGGCGGGCGGGCACGAGGCACCATACCATCCCGATGAGCTTGTCCGGTCCGCGCTTTCGACGAGTGCGGGATTTGAAACGATGCTGTCGGGCGTTACGCACATGCTTGTTCTGCAAGGCTACGGAGACAACGCAACGGATACGCTCGGATGGGTGCATCAGGAGGAGGTCGGCGACTTCCGGCAGAATGATCGATACCAGTCTGGCGGATTTAGTAATCTGTCCAAGCTCGGAAAAAATGGTCATACGGCCAAGATTTTGAACCCCGAAGATCCAATCAAAGAGAGTTACGCTATCGAGCGTTTCGCGGGTCAAGTGATTTTCGACGAGCGATTTATCTATGACAGCGCATCGTTTGGCATGGCCGAGCAGAGCGCCGAGGAAATCGGTCGACGAGCGCGAGAGATTCCGATTGGGCTTGTCTATTCGCAGTTGCTTTTGAACGGCAACATGTCAGACGGTGGCGCGTTCTTCAATGCGACGCGCGGCAATTTGTTGTCTCTCGCGTTGACGGGCGCTAATTTGGATTTACTAGCGCAGGCTCTTAGCTCGATGAAGGGGGCTAATGGAATGCCGACGAATGTTGCCGGAGCGACGTTGCTAACAAGCGGTTCGCTAGGGTATGAGGCCACGAAAATGATCTCTAGCGCCGAGCTGCGAAATAGCAGTGGCGAGAGCGGAACGACAAATCCGAATTACGGTCGCTTCGACGTGGTCGTCGAGAGTCGACTAAGCAACGGAGTCGTGAATCCTGACAGCGAGACTCTAGTTGCTGCGCGACCGAATCGATGGTACCTGGTTGGTCCGTCGTCGATGCGAGCGTGTGAACTGGGTTGGTTAGTCGGAACCGGTCGGCAACCACGAGTTCGGCGGACGCCACTTGCCCAAGGCGCTTGGGGTGTTCATCTCGATATAGTAATCGACTGCGGCGCGAAGATGATCTCGCCCCAAGCGATGGCCGCCAGTGATCAGCCATAATGAAGCGGTATAAGATAATCGCACAGGCAACCAGCATCATCGCGGGCGACTGCGTGTCAGCTGGTGATTGCGTGGCGGTAGTCGAGTCGAATTATCCCGTGCATGACGTGTTGTATTTTTTGCGTTACGCGCGGGTAGTCGAGCAAGAAGACCAGATGCCTAGCGGCAGGTCTGAAGACCAGATGCCTAGCGGCAGGTCTGAAGACCAGATGCCTAGCGGGAACAGGCCAGAACAAACAGAAAAACCTAAGAGAAGGAGATAAAATGGCAAGATCAGCGGCAGCGGTATTTGTTGGATCGCCGGGGCGATTGGACTACACGGCAGCGGGAACCGAAAAGCCAGGTGACCTTCTGCTACATGCTTCGGGCGTCGTAGGTCTATTCGACGGAATGCATACGCCCAAAGCGGGAGAATTGATTTCGATCTGTATTGCCAGCGACATTATCGTCGAGGCTAACGCAGATCCGGCAGCCGTGTTTGCCGCAGGCGGAACCGCAGACTGGGACGCGTCAGCGCGTCGCATCGAAGCAGCTGGCACCTTTGGAGGTGTCGGAAAAATTCGCATCGCCGCAGCCAAAGCGGCGAATGAAACAACCGTGAAAATATTGTTGAATCGATGACATACAGCGAATTAGTGAGCTGCATGGCGGAAGAGCATGCAGAATTGTTTGGGCAAGACGTTCAGATCATATCCAAGGACGGCACGTCTGTTTTAAAAAATGCGATCGTTCACGCTGAGAAGACCCGCCGAAGTCCGAGCGAGCAAGGACTCCGGCTAGTAACGACTAGGCGGGTCTTTCTTTCACATGCCGAGTGTCCGAAAAAGCCATTGACAAATTCTATTGTGGTGGTGCAAGGCATGCGCTACTCAATAGAGGCAATTAGCGCAACGGCGTCAAGATATTGCTTGCACCTAGTGCGCACAGATGTAGCCGAGCTAGCGGGTCGAAAGATACGTCGTGATTAGCGGGTGTATATCAGAGTCTCAAGAAAACTGGCGTCAGTTGCTGGCTAGACTACAGCCGGTGCAGGACTTTTTGGGTGTCACAGATGCAGCTGCGGCGTTAGAGCGAATCTATCACGATGCGTTGTTGCCACGCGACAATAACACGTCGCTAACCGAGGAAGATCTAAGAGACTTACGCCCATTCGTGATTGTCGGTACTGGTGATGGCTTCACTCTGCGAGTAGTGGGAGAAGGAACTCGCGGGACTTATGGCGCTAGCGGCGAATTGTATGCGCTGTTTGAACGAAATATAGTTGATTTTCCTGTCCTCGAAGTAATGAACATTCGCAGTGTTTGCGGCGATGTGATGTCCGCGCTGGCAGGATACGCGCCAGGACAGCCGAACGCTGTTGATATTCGACAGATCGTATGCGATCGACCGATACTCACTGATGAATCGCAGATTGCGGAGGTCGGAGATGCTATACAGTGTGAAATCCGGGTCGAGTGGGGTCGGCAATGATCAAGTACACATTGCGCGAGCGCGGCGTTACTCCACGTCGTCTGCAAAAGCAGATGACGGCGGCTAAGCGTGTGGCTTGGAAAAACGCCGGTGACCATTTTCATGAGCAATTTCGCGACAAACGATTCACGCAGGCACACGGACGAAAAGCCGGTTATGCCCCGAGGAGAGGCGATCTGATATCGCCGACGGCCAAGGGCTGGAGGCGAACGTATGTCGGCAAGAAATTTGGAATATATGGACACCGAAGGCCGCTTGAGTTTACTGGCGAAACCAGGCGCAACGTCTCGACGAAGCGCATGGTAGCAACGACGAAATCAGTTGCGATTAGGTACCCCGGCGCAAGGAAGTTAAACTTTCGTCATCCCAATTCGTTAGTTCGCGCGGCGCAAGAATTCATGAAAGTGCTTCCGGATGAAGTGGCGGCTATTGTGCAAACAATCGACCAAACGATCGACAGAGAAATAAACTCGCAGTTTGCAAAGTAGCCAAAAATAAGTACAATTTCCGTAGGAGGATGTATTTATGGCTACACTCTGGCAACCATACGCAATCGAAATTGTTGGTGGCGGTGTCATCAGCGTCAAGAAGCAATCGCTGTCTTTGGGGAATGAAATTGGTCACGAATCGACGGCTGGCTCTCCGTACGCGCGGACAGTGTTTCAGCGCGGGACCAAGCCCATGATAAAGTTTTCGACAGACGATATACGCCAAGCGATAAGCGTAATCGGGGCTGAGGGGGCAGCGATCAAGGCAGGAGGAACGTACACCGAGGTCAATCTGTACGAGATATCGCTAGACGAATGTGGGCGCCCGATCGCTACAGGGGCGGTACATCGAAAAATTAGCTCGCAGTTTGCGTGTGTGTATGTTCGGCAGATGTCCGCGCGAGCGTCCGGCGATGCTGAGCTAGACTGCGAGGTATATTGTCTGAGCGAAGACGGAGTGAGCGATCCATTCACGGTCACGAACATAGCGATTGGATCGCTTCCAGCACTTCCGATCGCGGAAGAGCGATATGCGATTGGGCCGCTGAAGATCGGCGGTCAAACGATTGATCGCCTAAGTAATCTGACCGTAGATTTCGGAGTAAAGCCAGAGCAGATATTGCTGGGCTCGGCAGTAGCGCCGACATTCATTAGCGTTGATTCTGTACTGCCAATGATCGAGTTTGGCAGTCATGCAGCGGAGTTGTTTTCTTCCTCAGGCATACCGATCGGAGGTCTGTCAGGCGATCACGCAAATTCGTCATGTTATTTTCGACAAAGAAAATCTGGAGGAAACGGCTTTTGGGCTGACGAAGATGCGAAGCATATTAAGTTTACCATGGATGGCGCGGCGTATCTGGACGAGCCGCACAGCGCGGACAGCAACAAGCCTGTGACAATTAGCGGGAAAATCTACACAAAGAAAGGCGCAACGTCCAACAACCCCATTGTGCCAACAGTGAATTCGGTAATTACGTGAGAGATAAGAGGAATGAGCGTATTAACACAAATCATCGTTTCTGTTACTGGGCTGGGCCAGTTGTTGGCGGAAAAGATAGCAGCAGAATGCAATGAGGAACTCAGTGCTGAAATACAACTGGCATATGAGGCTGGTCTAAGTAATACTGAGATACTGGGGCTCATTGGTTCTCGACGCAAATTCGATCGCGACAAAAAGGATGCGCAAGAGGACGCGCCAGCAGTAGATGAATGATTTTATCTATTTCGTCCCTGGTCGGTTGGATGGTAATTGGAGCGCGCTAGGTTTAGCATATCTGGCAGATTCACCATGCCCAAGAACCGGGTGTATGGTGCGTGGCCCTGATAGCTTGCAGGGCACTATCTTTCGCCCGGTGAGCGATCGGCGCGTACAGTTTTCCTGTGATCAAGTCTGGAAAAAGGAGCCACGTGGAAGATTTTACGTTGGCTTGTGGAACGATGAAAAACCAGGCCCGCACGATCTTCTTAGGTCCGATGCGCGCAGCGGAAACAAACGTGTAAAGCTGCTTGATGGCAACGAATGGGAGATCCCCGTTGTCCGCGATTTGCCAAGGGTATTCGAGTTTAGCGAAGGCGAAACATGGGTGTTTGGCGAAGTCGTAAGTAGATATCGCGAGCTTTCCACGATCGCCAAGACGGTGGCCCCATTATTGTATCCGGCGGGGTCAACGCCTGAGGAAATTAGGGAAGCAGAAACAATTGCCACTCAGTTTTTTGTTGCCGCGCTACAGGCCAACTATCGAATTGGTCCAATGGAAATTTCCATGCTAGGGCTTGTCGATATAGATGCATTTCGTGACATCTTACGCGCTGCCTTAGACTGGGACGGGTATCTGGCAATAATAAAAAACGAGGAAAGCCGCTCGGCATCAAGCGAGCCGAGTGGCGACTCTGGGTCAAGTCAATCGAGTCCGGAAGAGATTATCGATACTATCCCACATTTGGCGAGCTAGCGGCGTGGCTGCGGGAGTAAATCATGTCCGTCAAAATCGAATTTACTGGAGACGAGACAGGACTAGTTAGCGCGATCAGCAAGGTAGCGCAGGAAAATCAAAAGCTTGAGGCCTCGTTACAGGAGGTAGGAACATCAGGTAACAAGACCATGCAAACTCTGATTAAGGAGTTCGCACGGTATGGCGCGGAAGGGAAAAAAATAGCGCAAGCGCTCAAGGATCACTTTGCCGGTGTGGGCAAGCAGTCGATCGGTGAGCTGAAGAATCAAATCACGAATGCCGACGCGCGGGCAGCAATAGAAGCGGCGACAAACAGCGTCGACACGTACATTGCAAAGCTGCGCGAGATTGGGCCCGAGGGTGGTCGTGTAGCCGACCACGTAAAAAAGAAGCTTGAGTCGGCGGGGCAAGGTGGACGAAAGGAAATTAGTGCAATTATTGCTGAGATACATAAAATTGACCCTGCTGCGGCAAAGGCAGGCGCACGAATCAACAGCATATTTGGCCGAGGGCAAGAGCAGGTTGTCAAGTTTGGAAAGTCTGCCGTAGGGCAAATGGGGTCGATCGCTGCTGGCGTGGTGAGCATAGGTTCTGCGTTGCAGTTAGTGAATACGCATCTAGAACGAAAGCTACAATTACTTCGCGATGCGCGCGCCGCACAATTGGGGTTAGCTCCCGCACAGCAACGCGCAACGCTGAACCTCACTGGAGTAGATGAAGCCACGAAGCGTAGAGTTCTCGAGTCTGATATACCGAAAATTGCGACCGAAACAGGGTTTGCAGATTTGTCAAAATTATCTGATGCGCTTGGTGCTGCGTATTCCAGCAGTGGAGATCTTCCAGCGGCGCTGGATGCTGTTCGCGCTGCGGCAACGCTGCAAACTCAGAACGCCGAGGCTGTCACGGCTACAGCCGCTGCTGCGCTGGACGTAGCGCGTGCGAGCGGCCTGAGCGACCCACGGCGCAATCTCTCCCTTGTTCTGGCCGCGGGTTCGTTCTCGCGTGTAGACGATCCGAGAAAGCTGATGGAAACGATCGCTCCTGCAGCGGCCAATGCTGTGTCGACTGTGCCGCAGCAAGATCGATTGTCCGCGACGCGCGAAGCTATGGCGCTTTTTGGCGCATTTACCAAAGCATCAAACGACACAAGCGGAAACTCTACTAGCAAGGGTGTCATCGATATCGCAACGAAACTATCAGCGCTGTTCCGCGACTTGCCTGTAGAGATAGCGAAATCACAAGCAGAGATAGAAAAAACGCGGGCGAAAATTCGTCGAAGCGGACTCAATCAACGGGAGACACGCGAACGCGCAATGCTAGAGGCTGCACTCGATGAAGACCAGTTAGAGGCCGCGCGAAAATCGAGGGCCGACTTGCTCGACGCCAAGGCGCGATTGCGTCCAGGTGAATCGTTAGCCAGTGATCAAGTTCGTCAATTGCGAGAGTCGGAGGGGCTGATCAAGTTTGCCGCTAATCTTTCTGGTCAAGCGCGAGATAGTGCGCAAGACCGGCTTTCCTCACTGAACGACAAGGCCATGGGATCAGCAGTAACGCGGTTTGAGTTGATGAAATTGGAATCGCTAGAGCGATTTATCGAAGACTCGAAAGATGTCGGAGACACATCAAGTTTAGGATCGCGAATAAATCTCATTACTCAGCGTCAGGGTCTTCGCGATAAGTTGTTTGAAACTGAATTTGGCGAGTCACAACTGAAACAAGCGTTTCAATCGCTCTTCGATGAAGGGTCCTTAGTTCGCAAAGATTACGAGTCCGCGCGGCGGGGAATCACGGGCGATATAAGCGTGTATCAAGAGCAAGCGGTTGCGGCAACAAGAGGTACATCGCAACTGAAAGTGGCGGATGTGCAAGAACGAATTGCCAGCCGTCTTGCTGCGTACGACATGTCGGAGGTGGAGTCAGCGATACGGGCGCAAGTTCAACAAACGCTAGATGACGTGTTACCACGAGCGCGCAGCGGAGTCTCGGATACAATCAATGAGCTTGTGCTGGACCTAGAGGAAAAGGTAATCGGTCGCGGTTCGACCGCCGAGGACGAGGTAAGACAAGGAATAGAGACGATAGAAAATCGAATCGGGAAAATAAACAGCAATCGACTGTTTCGCCCAGAGTTGACCGAAGCTGAAAAACGACAGATTGAACTGTTGACATCCGTTCGCGATGAGCTGAAAGTGCTAAGGGAGGTAGCGCGAAACACAAAACAAAATCCGTATCAGGAAGCGGCGAAGGCATCACGAAAGGCGTCGGCATCATACGCAAAATAAATAGTGAATTATGGCTGAATGCAGGATTGGCGGAATAGAATTTGCGCAGTGGATTGGCGAGAGGCCAAGCGTCGAGCGCGTGGACGTGGTGATCACGCGACGACCAGGGATCGAGGGCGTAGGCTCGGCACTGTTGCCCAAGTATGGGCGAGCACAAACGATTGACGCGGTGTCGTTTTGTCAAGTGGCGGATCGATTGACACTCGCGGGAGCTATCAGACTGCTGGAGGGAACGTTGGTGGTAGTCGAGTATTCGGGGTTGAATTTTTTTGCTACCCTCGGTGTTCGTCATCTAGTCCAAAGCGTCGATATCGTGGAAGAGCAAAGCTGTCGGCACGTCACTGGATTGACCTATGCGGGCGTGCCATTTGAGTTCGCGCCAGCGTATAGAATGACAGCGAGATTTACCCTCATTCCTGTTGGTGCGTGAGTGGATATCGTTTACAACAGCGACGCTACGGCGCTGAACGAATTAGGGCACGTCGTCTATATCCGAAGACAGTGGGGCGATCCATGGGAGATAGCGCCCGAACTTAGCTGCGAGCAAGCAACGTGGGCGCTAGGATTCGACATTTCTACCGCTACCTTAGTCCGCGAGTTCGGGCTAATTCGATTGCCAGGCGAGCAAACCCACACGATACGAAATAAAGTAGATTTGACAGGTTTTTTCGTGCTAGTGGAGTATCAGACGCATTACGGCAGTCCGTTATTTTGGCTAGGGTTCGTTGAGAGGAGTGATGCAGACTCAGCGGCAGTGAGTAACGGAGTGCTGAGCGGGCTGCAAGTCTATGAGTGCTTTGGATTAGAGAAGGCGCTCGACCTGGCATATTGTGATACGACAGTGTGGACTGACGGATCGGTGCGGCGCGGAAATGTAGATACAGTCTTCAACCGCAAGCGTCAGGGAAATAGATCATTAGTCACGGCGACGAATGCCGTGACAGGATTGGAATCGTATGTATTTTCTGGAAGACAAGACGAATCAGCGTATTGGACCACTCGCGACATTGTCCAATATCTCTTGGCTTGGCATGTACCGCTTAGCTCAACAGGAGTGGCAGCGATTGCCATAGGCGTTGTTAATTTGGCCAACGTGTACGCGCTTGATCTAACGCCCGAACTAAACACTGCTGGACGAAGCGTGAGGGATCTTCTCAATGCGTTACTGCATGGTAATAATTTGCTAACGTGGTATCTGCGCTACACTGCTCCAGCAAACATCATGACAGGCACGTGGATCATCGATGTGGTGATTGTGTCCCTCGCGCCGGCGGCGATAACGCTACCGAGCGGCGCAACGCAACCAGGCGCAGCGACGATAATAAATCTAGAAGTCGATGCCGATGTCATGACTGCTACGAGCTTGACCGATATAGGGCTGGAAGTGGCTGATCAAATACGAGTGCGCGGAGGGCGAAAATCGTATATTTTCACTGGATATATGTGTGACACGACGGCGACGGCGCCGGAAGCGTCGACAAAATTCCTGGTGTCTGATTGGTCAGACAGTGATCAAGGAGCGTACATTTCGGCAGCAGTCACCGAGCAGGGATATGCAGATCTGACGCTAGACGAAAAGAAACAGGCAAACGGATTCGAGCGAGAAAAGTACCCGAGCGTCTTCGCCGACTATCGCGTGAATTGGCGTTGGGATTGTGTGTCACATGATGACGAGCACGTCTTTGGGACTTTCGAAGATGAGCCGGTGAAGGTCGTTCCGCAGGAACTTCGCCTATTGCCTGATGTCCCGCTATTTGTCGGCGTGAATTATTCAGGCGAACCACCATTCAACGAATCGTACCAGCGGCTAGCGCGATTTCCCTATCAGCCGATCAAGCTGTGGTCTTACGCGGTACGGGAGCAACGATTATATGATGCGCGAGGTCTCGCTGCCAAAAACGCACAAAATGCGGTCGAGGGAGATACACCATTTCCGGAAATTTCTATTTCTACTGACGGCGATAAAATTAGCTTTGTTGTGCGGAATGCGGAACAACATACTATCAATAATTTGGCGAGTCAGGGATTGTTGGAAAATCGGCAATCGTTGCACACGCGAAAGATTGCCGCGGCGCAATCTCTGATCACTGTGGCGGTAAGCGTAGATTCGTGGTGTGAAGGAATCTATCCTGTATCACCACAAGCATATCGCGACGTGCTGCGAGTTCACACGCTGTATGCAGGTGATGCATATCAGCATGTCACGCTGACGCCGGGTACGATCCTAGGAGTTCGGCATGACGGCGCACCAGTCACCGCCGAGGGTGGAATAGTGCGTGACGATAGCGGGGCGCTGCGAGACCTGGCAAGAATAGTGTATGAGTGGATGGCGACGCCGAGAAAAAATTTGGCAGTAAGATCGGCGCGAATCGACGGGCGATGGGTGATTGGCGCGCTGATCGGTACGACGAAAGAGCACGTATCAACAGTGTCGGTCAATTCGCCGATCGCTAGGATTCAGGTGCAATCGCCGCGCGCGATAAACAGCGAGCCGATTTCGCCTCAGATGATTGTTTCTACGGCAATGTTTGTTCGTGACTGGCAGCGGGTGCTTGATGAGTTCAGTTGACGATCGACTTACTCGACTTGAGCGCTCATTATCGGCGATGTCCAAGTCTAAGACCTCGGCCCCGCTAGTGGGATTGTTTCTCGTTCCTTCATCAGGAATTGCCGGTGTGTTTGAAAATGTGGTGCATAGCGAAGAATGCCTTAGATATACAATACAAATTACCGACGGAGTAGCCAGTATAGTGCCACTGGTCGTCGGCGACGGTCAAGTTGTGGAGCGGGTCTATAACGACATGACAGTCGACCTCCAGCCCGGTCATTTGATCAAGGCGATTAGATGCTGTGGGTTGTGGCTCCCCTTTACCGAGGACTGCGGATGAACAGACAAGACGCGCTAAGGATAGCACGAATGATTTATGCGGTATCCAAAAGAGAGGAGGAAGCGTGCGCGTCTGAGATAGGCATGTCAGTAGTCTATCGGCGTGTACTGAATTTGCGTGCTGCAGTGTTCTCCGATCACGACCAGGTAATCGTTGCGATACCCGGAAGCGATGACTTAGCGGACTGGATTTCGAACTTCGATAGTCGTTTAGAGCACGTCGTAATTCGCAGGAAAAACATGGTCGCGCATCGTGGCGCAGTGCATAATGCGCTAGCGCTGTATCCGTTCGTCGCGGGATCTGTGTATCCGTTCGTCGCGAAGCATGAGCAAGATATCATCATTGCGGGGCATAGCGCAGGTGGTCAGATCGCGGAGATCCTGGGGGCCGCGATGTCAGCGACGGTGTACACCTTCGGCGCGCCGCGTGTGTTTTCTCAGGCGTCGGCGGTCGATCTTGTCGCGACAAAACGATATCGATTTACGAATCAGCGTGATCCGATTCCCAGTTTGCCATTGCGGAAATTTCGCTGGTTATTTGGTGGGGCATCGTTCGCCCATGCGTCGCCCGAATTACATTTAGAGGGAAATGGTGATATAATAACAGACAGGAAGGAAAGATCCTTTCTGAATTTGTTTACTAGGTCGTGGTGGGATCTCTGGCGGCGACGGTTGCCGCTAGCCATCCACGATCACCATATGACAAGCTACATTGAAGCATTGGAGAAAAAGGTATGAAGTTGTTAGGATTTGTTGTTGGCTTGGTGATTTGTGTTCAGGCGAGCGCGCAATGCGGGCCTAACGGATGCTGCCCTGGCGGTGCGTGTATTCGTTACCCGACCCCGATCCGCAGCTGGCTTTTCGGTCGTTCGGTTTACGTTCCGCCAACGGGTGCCCCTACCGCGCCACGGTATGCCCCCACGCAGATTGCCCCGATTCCACATTACGAGTTTAGGGTAATCGTAAAATGAATCGGTTGCGAATCATATTGCTGCTGTGCTGCTGCTGGCTAGACTACACTACGGCATTCGCTCAACAGCGACTGCCAAGCACCAACACGTTTTGGCAGTGGTCTCCACCTCGCCCGTACCACGATGCCGCTGTATGCGTGAGGGCTGGCAGAAGTGCTGGGTCTGGGTCGATACTTACGGCCAGCAATGACCCGAGGAGAAAGTTCGCGCTAACTAATCACCATGTAATCTCCAGTGATCGCGGAATTCACTCGCAGGTAATCGTTCAAACTAAGAGCGGGCTGAAAATCCAGGGAAAAGTAACGCACTATTCGAGCGCGGATAACGGATACGATCTCGCGCTCATTGATTTAGGGACGAGCCACGCCAATCTAGTCTCCGTTCAAATTTGTACCGCAGATCCACCACTGGGAACGGTCCTAGAGATGGCAGGTTTTGGCGGGCCAAATTACGGTCGGTTTCGCTCGTTTTTTGCCAAGCGAATAGAACCAGAGTTAGGGGCGATGGCGATCGATGCTCCAACAATCTCAGGTGACAGTGGTTCTGGAATTCTCTGGGGAGGGTGTCTGGTGGGGGTCAACTTCGGCGGGCCGAACGCTCAACGACTCGCAGTTAGCAGAAGCAGTGGAAGTATTCCGCTAGTGTACCCGGCGAGTTCACACGCGAGTCAGCCGACGCTGGCGAGACTGCTTAGCGAGTGGATGCGCGATTTGGGATGTGTTCCGACGTTCGCGAATCCCGGGAGCTATGGGCCTGGGGTGCCGAGCGACGACCAGTTCTATCCTCCGCAAGACGGAGGATCCAACATGCCAATCTCATACCAGTGTCCGCCATACCGACGGCCACCACCACAGCCGATTTATCAACCACCATCGCAACCGATTCAGCCGAAAGAGTGTATTCCGATTACGTTCGATTACGCGAAGGTGGCTGATGCATTGCTAAAAAACTCCGAGTTCATTTCATTGATTTCATCGCAACGCGGTCCAGCAGGTGCTAATGGACCCGCTGGACCCCCAGGGCCTCCAGGTCAAGTAGACCTCACGATTGTGCAAGGAATGATCCAGAAAGCGATCGCCGAGAGTGGCGTGAGCAACGTTCCTAACATCGACCTTGATCTATTGGCTTCGATTATCGCGAACAAACATGCAGATTTATTGCGCGGTCCAAAGGGTGATAAAGGTGATAAGGGTGACACTGGAATAGCAGGACAAGTACCGCCTACGCCTACGGATGCAGATTCTCGAATCCTGTATTTCACGTCGCAGGGGTGCAAGGAGTGCATTACGGCGACGGAAAAGATCGAAGCCCTGAAAGCAAAGGGTGCGCCGATCACAATAATAACGCTAAGCGAAAAGGATGCGGCAACCAACGGTGTGCCCATGATTTTCGTGCCGAAGACAAATCGCAAGGTCATTGGATTGGCCAATGTCCTGAGCTATTTGACCCTCGTTACCTGGTAAGGAACCATGAACGAATTGATGAACGCCCTCTTGGGCATGGGAGCGCTTTCGAGTCTCCGACATGACGACGCTGTTGCGCGTCAAGGTGTTATGAACCATCAGACCGGTAGTCATCTGATGGACCTCTCGTTTATCCGTGATGCAACAGAGATGAGCATTCCGGAAAGCTACGCGGTACAGGGATTGGCGCTAAGCCAACTTCCCGCGCAAGCAGCGGGAATGAACTTGGGATCGCAAACCCCAAAGTAACAGCGGGAGCGGCCACAAGCGGAGCGTCAACGACGTTCGGCCAGCTCCCGAAGTAGGCTACGCGGAAAGCCAACAATGGAAGACGACATGTTAGCGGATATTGTGAAAGCGTATGCTGCGGCGAAAATCCAGCGGCTCCATATTCTTAATCAGAACGGGGCGAATATGGTATATAACCACGGCAGAGATATTGCGAATAAGCTAGGATTAGGCAACCCTCCGCAAGGAGAGGCCAACCAAAATCTAGGCATCACTCCATTCCCAAATCCGAGTTCACAAAACAACGTTAGCGTGTCGGATTCGTCCACGGCAAGAAGGTCAAGTCCGCTGGCAACGGCGGCGCTGGTGGTGTCGTCATTGCTTGGCGGTGCTGGGCTTGCAACGATTCTTCCTCTGTACTTTCAAAAACCAGCATCAACAGCACCGACGGAGCCAAATTTTGGCGCTGTCGATATCGATGTGAGGTAGTATGGATTTCGAGGGAAAAGTCGGGGCAGCGCTGGCGGAGCAAATGCGCCAGATACAGGAAGAGGGCAACGCCTTTTCGCCCGTCAACGCAAAACTTCAAGAGGCGCAAAACCGACTACTAGAAGGATTCTTGTCACGATCGGAGCCTAGGCCCGTACATCCACTGGCCGGGAACGAGGATTTCGCCTGGATCGTCAGCCAACTTCAGTCGAATCCTCTTGTGATTCCGTACTTTCGGAAGTACCTGGAAGCAGTCCTAGTTCAACTAAAAGCGGACATTGAAGCATCACTTGCAAAATCGCTTGGTCAGGTCTGATGGTAACTACGATGATCATAAGAAAAGCCAGTGTAGCCGACCTGCTCGACATGACAAACCTGGAGGCGAGATGTTTTCAGGGGCCATGGGAGATCAATGATTTCTTGGATGCGTTCAAAAAATATCACATGCTCGTTCTTTGTGACGGCGACGAATTGGTGGGTTATGTAGTATTTGTTCAACGCGGCAAGAAGCTAGAGATCATCAACGTGGCGGTCGCTCCTGAGAGACGGCAGCAAGGCCTAGGGACAGAGCTTTGTGTTGCTGTGGCGCTGGCAGGACCAACCACGGCATTTATTCCGGAAAATAACCTAGTGGCGCAATTGTTCTTCCGCTCGCTGGGATTTAGCGCGGTGCAAATACACCGACAAGGAAGCGGCAACGATATCTACGAATTCCGGAATAAGAGACGGAAGCGAGCTGCGGTATGAGACAAAAAGCGATATCCGTTGCCGATCTATTCAAAAAGCCAGATAAGGCGTGGATTCTGCTGCGTGGATGGCATGTCATCGATGCAGATACGATTGCGTTCATTTCGCCTCTGGGGTCACACGATGCAATTGAAACTGTGACCGTGCGCGTGAGAGGGGTGAACGCGCCCGAGATTCGCGGCGTGACAAGCTTAGAGAAGTTTGCCGCTCAGGCTATCAAGACGGCAGTGGTTCACTGGTTGGATGCCGCCAGCGTCGTCGAATATGAAATTTCCGGCGTGGACAAGTATGGACCGCGTCGATTAGGTGATGTGTACGCGGACTCGCAGTCGTTACTCCAACTGTTATTGGATTTCGGATGCAAGAAGTATCATGGAGAAAACAAGTTCAACGCTTCGTATACCGATGCAGAGTTAACTTTGCTCGCGCAGAGGTGTCATACCTATGTTCGGGGAGCACCCGTGCTGAAATCGTATTCACACATTTTTGATCGAATCCATGAGGCTCGTTCTGACTTTGAAAAGGAATAACAAATGACAGAGTATACGCTGTATACAGTAGAAGGCTTGCTAACGATTGCCATCACAACCTTAGCAGGACTTGTCACGTATCTGTGGAAAGAAATTAGAATTTGCGCTGAAGACCGGAAAAAATTATGGGGTGAGCTGGCGTATCTCCGTGGAAAGATTGGCGTTAACGACGATTGAACAAAGATGACAAAGATCGCTTGGTGAAGAGCCTGAAATCGATTCCAAAGGGAGTCTATTGCGAGATGGCGGGCAAGGCCCACAAGTCGGTGATGGATTGCCAGCGGAAATATGCGCTCCCAGTGGCAGGGGAAACTGTAGATCTCTATGCCGTGGTACGATGGTTTCACGACCTTCTCGCGAAGCGCGGCGATTGGCTCGTCATCGACAGCGATGATCTGGAAGCGCTAGAGAAAGAAAAGTTGCGCCTCCAAACAGAGAAGCTGAGGACAGAGTCTGAGCGTCTCAAGATCAGTCTCCGTGCCGATCAGAAGAGGACCATAGATCGCGAGGAAGTACGTGAAAAGCTGGCGTGGCTGGTGACTGAGCTACGGCAGTGTGGCGTGCTCGTTGGTCGCGCAAATACCGGTCGCGACGGGCAAGCAATACTCAATGATTTTCTCGATCGCGTGGCTGATGAGCTGCGGCGCGGAGTACTCACAGTGTGAACGACCTGCTAGCTGAAGCGATCTCGAATGCAAGGTCGAAACAAGTCCGCTCAATAGTCGATTGGGCCACGCATGAGGTAGTTGTGCCGGACGGAAAATTTCGTGGGCAGCGACTACGACTAGATACTCAGCCGGTCGCGCGTCTATGGTTAGAGGCGATCGATTCGGGTCGGTGGACGGAGTGTGTTTATACTGGGCCAAGTCAATCAGGAAAAACGCTGATTGGCTATGTTGTGCCGCTGCTATACCACACGTGCGAGCTGGCGGAATCGTGCGTGATGGGAGTGCCATTCGGCGATATGGCGGCGAATAAATGGCGCATGGATGTACGGCCTGTACTCGCAGCTAGTCCCAATCTGCGTGAGTGTATACCGGCGTATGGTGAAGGGAGCGCAGGTGGCAAGGCAAAAGACATGATCTCGCTAAACAGCGGAGGTGTAATAAAAATCATCAGCGCTGGCGGGGACGATGCGAATAAAGCCGGATTTACCGCGCGCGTCGTGGTCATCACCGAGGCTGCTAGATTTTCGCATGGATCAGATACCAGCGAAGAGTCGGACCCGTTGCGTCAGCTGCGCGCGAGGCAGCGAGCGTATCCCGACACCGAGCGCAGAACATATATTGAGGGCACAACTACGATCGAAAGTGAACTGCCGTGGAGACTGCGAGCACAATCGACCCGCTCGAAGATTGTTACTCCATGTCCACATTGCCGAGGCTGGATTTCGCCAGAGCGAAGCGATCTGCTGGGATGGGACCAAGAGACCGAATCGCAAGCGAGAGCATGTGCTCGGTGGTATTGTCCAGCATGTGGCCAAGAAATCAGCGACGACCAAAGGCGAGACAGTCTTCAGCGGGCAGTACTGCTGCACGGCGAACAAACAATTGACGGCGAAGGTAATGTGGCAGGTGATGCGCCAGATACTAGTCGATTATGGTTTCGCACAAGCGCATGGCACAATTGTTTTTTGGACGCGGGAGATTTGGGAGTCGATGAATGGAGAGCGGCTCAAATTCAGGAGAACTCGCCGGAAAGAAGTTCAGCAGACAAAGAGCTTTGTCAATTCGTGTGGTGTACGCCATACGCGCCGCCAAAATTTGAGGCGGATTTAGATATCGATCGAGATGTAGTAGGGAGAGAGAGAATGCGGCCAGGGTGGCCGAAAGGTCTTGTTCCGCGCGAGACGGAGGATGTCGCGTTGGCAATCGATTTGGGAGAAAAGGAGGGATGGTATCTTCTGTTATCGCTATTTGGTGATGGGCGTAAGCACGTGATAGACTACGGGGCGTTCGACGTGCTTAGCCATACGAAACCAGTAGAGGACGCGATCAAAGAGGCGCTAGATGAGATGCGGACGCGGTGGGAATCGGGATGGATTTGCGATTCAGTAGAATCAGCAACAAGATCTCCTGATGAAATATGGATTGATGCTGGGAACTGGGGCGAGACGGTGAAGCAGTGGGCGAGCGGTAAGGGACGGACGATTGTGGCAGCGTATGGAAGAGGAGAAACGCAGCTCGAGCGCTCGCGGTTTGAGCTGCCCAAAAAAACCGGAAGCCATGTTATTGAGGTCGATAAGCGTGGTCGCTATTATTGCTCATTTATTCCAGCGTCCCGGTGTTACGCAGTGTTTTGGGATGCTGATTTAGGAAAATATGAATCGCAACAAAGCTTGACGCTGCCCCTCAGTGCTCCAGGCGCAACAACGCTGTTTGCCGGTACGCGGCGAGAGCATGAGCGATTCGCCAGGCACATTTGCAACGAGAAGCTAATCACAGAACACCATGCAATTCGTGGCGAAAAGCAGTACTGGAAACGAACTGGCGCGAATCACCTGGGCGATTGCCTAGCGATGGCGTGTGTAGCCGTGACACGCGCACAAGCCAGACGAATTCGGGCAATAGGTACGGAATGGGACTGACATGAATCGACATAATCCCGGATGTGGATGCTGTGAGTGCGTGCTCCACGAAAGCCCGCCGTGGGACGGGTGGACGGGCGGCGAAATCGTATACGATCGCTACGTTGTGGACGAACCGGGTGCGGCATTCCAGTTGACGGGGCCGACGCAATTTGCGCGGGTGAGAGTGTATATCGAGGTGGAATCGGCGGATGTTATTCGGGCAGCGTTGGCGTGCTTTCGAAACGGCGAACCCGCAGGCGGACCATCGCCGTTAATTGCCTTTGGTGCAGACCGAGTCAAGGCGTATGACGAAAAATGCAATTTATCTACGATGTGGATTACACAAGCTGAACACGATTTGCTCGGTCCGTGTTGGGCCTACAACACGAGTGCAAGACGACTGACGCCGGTGGCCGCGCGGTTCTCGCTGCTGGAGATAGAGCAATTCGGGCAACTGGTGCGCGGACGCGTCGTGGTGGCCTGGGAATATGAGCAACTGAAAGACCAGTCGCATCTAAGCGATTACAACTACCAAGTGGAATGGTCGGATGAGTATGCATCTGCAACAAGCTTTGATGAAATTCGCGTTGCTGTCGAAGGCCAAGTAGTGATACGGGAGATGATTATCACTGGGCAACTCGATAGCGATGCGTGGGATTCGCAGGCGTCAACCTACATCCCGAACCTGATATGTGCGCGTCAGCAAGTAGTAAAGGAGTGTGAGCCTAGCGCGCTAGCCTGTTGCTGGGTGCAGCGAGCAAACTATCAACAGACGTTAACGATTTCGTTTGTCGACGGGGTGCAAGATCACGTTAGTTCGTTTGGGGCGGGCTATCAGCGAATTGTTGGGCAAATGACTGGCGCGAGCGGCGGAAATGGCACCTATATCAAACAATCGTCGAAGCCAGTCGACGAAAACGGATGCTATCACGGGTGCTTTGGGACACAGTTAGGGCCAATGATCAAGGAGTGGGAAATAAATGCTAACTGGAAACTTTATTGGTCACAATTTCAAGACGGTCCCTGGACGTTGCTAAACGAAATAGACGTGTCAGATATCGCGTACATTCGCGATTTTGGTTGGCGGCTTGGGAATTCGTTAGAGTACATGGGAATAGAGTTGTCGTGCCGGAGCTTCGTGAGTTACGGTGTCACGTACACCGGAGGAACGATTGACAACCCGACTGTGACAGTAACCGGCGGATATATCACACATAATCCAGTTCAGCCAGCGCATCCAATCTATCGAGATTACAAGTATTATTCGGTCAGCTGGTACTGTCACAGCACGAAGCGTATAGACTTTACTGTATTAGAGCCACCGAGTAGCGCCGGAGCTGGCACGCCCAACGCCGGAGTCGTAAGCGCCGGATACACGTTGCGCTACCTGGCAGAGCCGAATCCGTTTGGCGGATCAGTGCCGTGATTCGGTGCGTGAGCTGCGGCGCAAGGTTTGTGAGTAGCGACTTTTCATGTTGCTCCAATCAATCGCTGAAACAAGCGAACGAAGTTCATCGACCGTCGGGAAAAATAGTCGTTTGTCTCCCCGTCGGCAAAGAAACTCTGATTTATTTGGCCGAGTGTATAGCGTGGCTCAATCGATCACATACACCGATTGAGCTATGGATTGTCGGTGATGCATGCGAAGTGCCTAAGATCAGTAGTCGATGGACTACGGAGTTGCGAATAACCAAGGAAAACGTGGGTCCGTATGCGATCGCCAACGCGGTAGCGAGAGAGTGTGAGGGAGAGTGGCTAGCGATTCAGGACGGAGACGATTTAAGCCTTCCGCATCGATTCGCGGCGAGTCTATCGGCGGCAGCGGGGTTTGATCATTTGTCTGGCGCAATGGCAAATTTTACAGACTCAGACAGCGCGGCGCTGAAGGCGCGAGTAATAGCATCGCCGCTGTTGACATCGACGGCGATGCGACAAGTCAACGGGGTGCGGATGATTCGCGTGTCAGTGTTTCGGCAGCTAAAAGGATTTGCGAAGTTGCGCTACAGTGCGGATAGTGAATTTGATCGTCGATGCGCGGCGGAAGGTGTGAAGACGACATACATAAGGGAGGTTCTGGGTCTTCGCAGGATTCACGAACGGGCGGCAACTGTCGTCCATCGCTTGCATCGTGACAGAGTCGAGGCGCGTCAAGTGCTGGCCGGGGCCATCGACTCGGCTCCAGTGTTGTATCCTTGGTCATGTGATGCGACGACGCAAAACCGATATCGGATTTGCGACGTTTGCGACCACTCTTTGCCCGATAGTTCTGGTCGATGTAAACTGCTAGTAGATCGAGGATATCCAGGCGTGATTGCACATCCTCGCGGAGCACCTCGCGAGGCGACCAGGTGCCCCATTGGTAAGTGGTGACGAAAAAGAGAAGCGAAAAGCGAGCTGGCCACGGTAGGACGATGATGGAAGGTACGAAAGATTCCCGCACAATTGCGGCGGTACGCGTGCAAAGAAAGCGGACCAAGGGATACAGGTTGCCAAGCGACACTGTATCAGTGTGTCGCCCTGGTAAATTTGGAAATCCGTTCACGATTAAACAATATCGAGATGCAGGTGTATCTGGGACAGATGCAGAACTGGCTGCGCTGGCAGTTGCAGCGTTTCGGGATTGGTTGTGCGATGGCGAAACAGATGAGGCAAAAGCGGAGATTATCAATAATCTTTCCTCGTTGCGCGGGAAAAATCTAGCATGTTTTTGTTCGCTCGATTCTCCTTGCCACGCTGACGTATTGCTCGAGTACGCAAACGCGGGAGCACACGCCGCGGGTCCTTCCTAGCACCCCCTCCTGCGGGGCGTAGCCCGGACATCGGGCACTTTTTTTTCGCACGCCACCCCCCAAACGGCGGTTTGTGTGGGGTTTTTTTGGTGGGTTTGGTGGGTTTGGTGGGTTTCACCCGCGGGTCGCGTGAATCAATAACTCTAGTCCTGACAAGCACTTACGTTGATTTCAGAAAAAATCCGAGAATTCTTCGCTCAAGCTATTGACGCGACGGCGACGAATTGGTATAATATGTGAGTCGTGAGGTGATTCAGGGAGTGACTGAGTGACTGAGTGACTGATCCGAAACAATAGGAAAAAGCATGAACAATTACTACATCCAAAACGTCGCAGGCGGAAACAGGATGCGATTCCGGCTGACACGCCGAGGAATGAGTACAGCCGCCCTCCGGCACGCGATCGAGTGCGGCGCGTGCGGCGGACCACTATTCAGTGGCGCGGCTGCCGCCGAGGCAGAGGCGGAATACGACGAGATATACGAGCAGTACCTGATGGGCCAGTGCACTCCGCGCGTGGAGGCAATGTTTACCCGATGTACACAATAGAAAGCTGGTCTGGAGACCGGAAGAAATTTGCGTGGGCGGGGGCAATGAGTATAGACGCCATCTGCCACGCAATCGATTGCGGTATGCGCGGGGAGCTGATATTCGGCGGGCCGGATGCGGACGCCGCCGAGGCGGACTTTGTTGGGCGCTGCGTGATGATAGAGCAGTTCATGGCGTCCCTGCCCTCCCCTGATGATGAAGAGTAGTAGCTCACTCCTCCGTCGCGTGTGCCCCCGAGCGCGACGGTGAGGCCGAATCGGGGTCGCTGGGTGCGGGCGTATCGCACCAGACCGCTGGCCAGCGGGGCGCGCGACGGGTGATCGCGCGGCGAAGCGGCGATGGAGAGTTTGTCGGATGAAGACTATCAAAGAACTGATAAGCCGTGGTGATGATGATCTCACACAGTGGCTCGGGCTCGATGTGTCATCAGCGTGGCACGATCTCTCTGATGACGAGAGAGACTGGCTAGTGGATGCCGGGATAGTCCGCGAGGTGCGGGCGTCTGTGGTCTGCACCAGTGCTCAGCACTGGTCAGATGACTGGCAGCCCGAGTCGGGGGCTAGTTGGCCTGCATACTCACTAGAGATCCGGGCTGACGGGATGGCCCCTTTGACCGTCGAGGGATGGCATGTCGTCGGACCAGACGTGATCACTGGAGATCGCGGATGGGGAGTCAGCGATGACGACGGCTGCTATCGAGGCACTCCTCGCGTGGACGGCTGGGCGATCGAGGAGTTTGATCGCAT